TTTCCTGTTGTTGTTGACCAATAATTCTCAATCGTAGCTTTGCCACTTTCCCATTTCCCTTTATTGTGCCAATCCCAACTAATCCCGACCAATGTTAGATAAGAAAAAGTTAAATAAAACTTCCCCCTGTCTGTTAAAATCCTAATTTCATTTTTGTTGACTGTTCCCAGATTGTAAAGCTTTATTTGTGTTATCATATCAGTTAATCAATCATTGAATATACTGCTGTTTTGACTCCCTTTGAGGTTAAAAACTCAGCAACTTTACCACATATCCTTTCGTCAAAACTCATACATTGACCATAAGAAGGTATCTTAATCGGTAGCTGATATTTTGCCCAATGAGAACTACTAACGCTCTCACTCATTAAACTTAATGCTTTGCCCAAATCACTGTTTTTCATTTCCGGCTCTAAATATAAGATTGACATTCCGCAAGGGAATCCATCTTTAATATCCGAGACATCAACCTTCTTTGCCAATTCTTCTGCTTCTTTAAATATCGGTTTATATTTTGCCATAACCTCTTTAATTTCCACAAGTTTGTTGTTCCACCATTGCCAACTACCCCAAAATGCTTCGTGGTATATTTCAACTCTCTCTTTTAACATTTCCGGAGTATAACCGAATTGACTAACCAATCGCCCTTTCCTGTCCTCGTGCTGTTGACATATCTCTTTGTAATAGGTTGTTATCCCTTCGGGGTATCTTTTATCAAACTCTTTTACAGCTTCTTTGCCATATTTTTTGACTTCCCCCAATCTTCTGACAAAATACTTTACATCTGCTTTCGCATACCTTTTAATTTCTTTTATTTTTTTTGTTTCCATATATTTTTTGTTTTAAAAGACCTTACCACTTGCCAAAATAAGACCTTGCTATTGCTGTTTTGTATTAAAACAGCAATAAGCAAAACCTCATTCTAATTCTATTCCATAAGTCAAGCACTGCTCTTTTTGCCAATCGGTGGAATACCAACCCCGATAAACCTCGCTTTGTTTCTGCCACTCTTGACATTCCATTAATTCGTGTTTTGACATACCCCACGACATAATCAAGCAACCAACTAAAAAAATCCCGATAAGATAAAATAATTCTTTAAAAATTGTTTTCATTTTAATACTTCTCATCTCTTAACTGTAAAATAAATCGCCATACCTCATTTATTCTATCAACCGGCTCGTTGTGTCTTTGATAATCTTTTGCTTTTTCATTGATAAGCATTCCAATCCCAGCATTAAAACAAGTTCCACAAGGATAAGATTTTTTATTCGTTCCCTCTTGTATATCACAACCTCCAGCAACTTCAATTGCCCACAACCTAAATTGCTCCCTCAATTCTTCTTTTATTTTTTTATTCATTTTTTTGTTTTAAGTATCGTTCCTGTTTCAACCTTACAATCGCCAACTTCTTGATAATTTCCATTATTCCACTCTTCTGTTGCTTTTTCTATTGCTTCTTGTTCGTTTTTTGCCAAAACATCAACGATAAATGTTTCTGTTTGTATAAACTCAACTTTATATTTTTTCATTTTATTTCTTCTTTTATTTCTTCAACATCAACCATATTCCAGTTTATATCTTCTGCTCTTTGTTTGGCTTCTTCTTCATTCTCGGCTTCTACTTCAAAAGAATAAGAATGAATTGTAATTTTATATTTCTTCATTTTTATTTCTGTTTTGTTTTAATATACGACCTTTTTATATTATTCTGTTTTTTTATAAGATTAAGAGCTTGTTTCCATCTCTCTTTTGCTTCATCATAAAATAGGTTAAACCCCAACATTATGAATCCAATTTCAGTATCAATTTTAGTATCTCCCCAAAAGATTTTGGTTTTTTCTTCTCTTGCTATTTTATCTAATGCTAATGCTTCTAATTGAAATTGTAGCTTGTCTTGATATTTCATTATATTATTATTTAATTTTAATTTCCGACCTTCCTTGATTTATTTTACTTACCTTTTTTAATTGCTCTTTTTTATAGCAATCAGCACAAATGGTTTTACCTGTTTTCTTGTCTTCATAATAATACTTATCAGAAGTCCAATGACCACAATCATATTTTCGGGGAGAGAGAAATGCTTTATATTCCATTTTATTATTCTGTTTTAGATTAATATATCCGACATCTTAATTATATATCAAGCAAAGATAGGTGTCAATAGATAAACTGTGGATTGTTTTATAGCTTTAAAAAGAGCTTTATATGTTTAAAACAATAGGTGTTATATATCATCTTAATTGTTTTAAGCTCTTAGAATAGAGATAAGAGCGATAAAAAAAAAGAGCTTTTATCATTTTATAGCTCTTAATGTGTTTATAGCTCTTAATTAGATTATAGCTCTTAATTGTATTATCACTACTAAACAATAGATAATAGATAATACAATGATATATAGATATATAGTTATATAGATATATAGTTATATAGCAATAGAGATGAGGGTTCATTAAAAATTGATTATGATTAAAGGGTGCTTCCCTCTCACTCGCTCCATTATTATTCCCTCCCCTCTTAATAGACCCACTCATTAAAACCATAATTCCCTTTTAATAAAAAAAAAGAGTATATATGCTTTTATACCTTATAAGCTTTCACTATTGCCTTTTTTAATATCGGGTTTCCCCTTACGGGTAGTTTCCTTTTGAGCTCGGATAAGTGATGGTGCATTGCCCTACCTCTAAGAGTATCCAAATTCACTCCCAAGCTTTCCATACTTTACCTCCGTAAAATACCTATGATTTACGAATATAATCTATTTTATCATCGTAAAATACTTTACCATCGTAAAATAGATATTCTCTTTATCTTTTTATCTCTTTTATTCTTTTCCCTTATCGGGTAAGAAGAGCCAGAAAGCAAAGGTCTCCTGTTACTTTTTTTCTTTATAACAGGACTAATTATTTTACGACTGTAAAGTATTGACAACCCTGCTTGGTCGTGCTATAACCAAGCAAGGTTGAATATTAAGAGCTTATAACATCTGTGAAAGCTTATCGGTATAAGTTTTCGCCGTCAGATGAGGTTCCTAACATTTAACCAAAAAAAGAAAATTCGCAATTCGCTGTTAGGATTTAACTCCTGCACGATTGCTTACTTCTTGTGGAAGTAACCAAACACCGCCAATGTTAAAACTGGCGGTTTTGGATTTTTAAGCGGTATTTGATTGTCAAAATCTCTTTTGCCATAGGTTCTTAATTTCATTATATTAGAACAAGAAAGCTTGTCAAGTTTTCCTGAGCTTCCTGTTGTTTTAGGGATTTTTAGGTAGTTGCTTGACAAAGTTTCTTGTTTCTGCTATGAAATAAATAATATGGTCTCTGATATTAGAAAAAAAGAAAGAGAAAGAGAAAAAGAAATTAAGAATCTCTGGATTCAGCATCAGGATAAAAAGCTGAGCGACTTTTACCAAGACTATCTTGGGAATTATTTTAATGTTGAAAACTGGAAAGTGACTGACAATGATTGGTTGTCTTTTATGGGCTTGGTTAGAAAATGGAAAAGGGAGCAGAGGGCAAACGAGGTGGACCAAGAGGTGAAAGAACTGACAGACGAAGGTGCAGAAAAAATGCAGAATGAGAACCGCAGAAGAATGATTTTGGTGATGCACAAGGTTTTAAAAGAATATGAGGCCAATCCAAGAAAAATGAAGAATGTTAGTTTGGCAGAGGTGAGAAAAATGTATAAAGCTGTCCAAAGTTTAGAGGAAGCAATAAAAAGGACTAAAATTGCAAAAGGCAAATTAGGCCTTGAAGCTGCCAGAACATTTTTGCTTCCGTATCAGAGATTGTCTGCTGAAGATTTATTAAAATTAAAAGAATCTTTCAATGAAAGTATCAACCGAATTCTTGAAGCCAGAGCAGAAAAGGCAGTCCTCGTTGGACCAAGCGATGTTAGCTCTGGGTGAAGACGACCCAATTTTTTTTGGAGAACATTTCTTGGGACTAACATTCAACCCTTTTCAAAAAAGGTTTTTGCGTGCAGTTCCATACAATAAGCAGATGATGGTTGCAACAGCTAATCAGGTTGGTAAAACCGTTGCCTTGGCCGTTCTTCATATTTGGTTTAATTATTATAAGAAAGGATTTGCCGGTGACCCAGAAATGATTGAAAAGGCCAGATTTGAAACTTTAAACATTTCTCCAATCTCTCGTCAGGCAACAGAATGTTTGCATTACATAGAGGAAATTTTGCATTCTGAATTTTCTTGGGAGTTTGATGGCAAGAGATATATCAATGATTGTAAAATTTGGTTTTGGGAGAATAAGAATGAAAATCTTGGTAGAGTTGATTTTCTTAATAATTCTTCAGCTTATTGTCTTTCTACCGCATCAGACCAAGGTGCAGGATTGGCTGGAAAACAATTTGCTGCTATTACTTACGATGAGTGCGTGCAGTCTCATCACTTGGAGGAAGAAATGGGAGCTCGTATTTTTTCCAGAACTGCTAAGTATTCTGGTTGGGTGGTTCTTATTGCTACTCCAGACGAAATGGGTAAATCACAGCAATACTGGTATCATCTTTATACTGCTGCTGAAAGAGCAATGAAGGAAGGAGGTGTTGTTGATTGGTTGTTGATTAAGGGTTTGTATGACGAAAATATTTTTATTCCTTTGGAAAAAAGGAATGAATTTAAAACAAGACTGAAAAAGTTTTCTCCACAGAAATATCATCAGGTGATTGAAGGTGCTTTCTTGGCTTCAGTTGACAGAATGTTTCCTCCAGATGTGATAGAGGGTATGTGGAATGGAAATACAATGCCATCTAAGCCAGAGGAGTTTATGAAAGATGGGACTACAAAAAGATTATATGTCGTTGTAGTAGATTGGGGAGTAGCTGATGGCGGAGATGAAACAGTAATAGGAGTTGCAGATGTGACTGAGTTTGCAAATCCATTTGTTGTTCACGCTTGGTCAAAATCAGGTGGAGACCCGGTTGAATTAATGGCAATGGCTACTTATTTGGTATTGCAGTTTTTTGACGCTCCTCTTGTTCTTGATGTTGCAGAAATGGGTGGAGTAATTTTTAAAAAAATGCTTAGAAGTTTTAGACCGATTGCTTTTGGACAGGGGAACAAACAAGATGCATTGTTTTATTTACAGCTTAGATTGAGAAATAATTTGCGTAAGTTGACAAATCAATCAGAATCTGCTATGAATGGACTAAAGAGTTACTATCTCCCAAAGCTTGAAAGACAGTTGTCAACCTATAAGCTTGACGACAAAAAAATTAAACAGGACTGGGTGATGATGTTGGCTATGTTGGCTTGGTATATGGAAAAACACAGAAAAGGAAAAAAGATTGAATCATTTTCATTAAAAAAATTTTATAATATTTAATCCTCCCGATAAATGGCACAAATAATAAATCCATTAACCGCTATAACTGTTACTGAAGATGATTTAAAAGCGTATGTTACGCAAAAAGACATTGAACTTCAATCAGATTTTTCTCAGCGTCTTAATGGTATTGCAAATAAGGTTGGCACTGGTAAAAAAATTGCAGGATACGAAATCTTGCGTGATTTTTTTGATGGCGACCAGTGGTCTTTTTCTCGTGCTGATGGAATACAACCAAGAGTTTATAACTATTGTCGGACTACTGTTTTAAATTATACCTCTTTTCTTGCCAACGAATCTCCAGAAGATGATGTTCCTCCAAGAGACAATAATGACGATTTAGAGGTTTCCCGAGCAGAGGAGGTTGAGAAAATTTTATTAGCCGTTAAAGAGGATAATGAATTTCCTGTTGTTTTTACTGAGGCAGTCCAAAACCAGAGTTTGCTGGGGGACTGTTTTATTTTTGGTCCTTATGTGGAATGGAAATTTGTTGGCACAAGAAAGACTGGTAAGAAAGATAAGGAGGGTAGTGAGATAACTGAGAAGGTTAAGATTCCAAGAATAAGATTTAAAAATATTAAAAAACCAGAAAATGTAAGAATTATTTGGGCTGACGAAGATTATAATGAAATGATTGGTTTTATTCTTTATTATCGTGTGGCAACAGAAAAGGCAGAAAAGATTTATCAGGAACAAATGAAAAAGAGAGATATTAAAACATTAGCAAGTGATGTTAGTTCTACTCAGGAAACTGGTGCTTCTTTTTCCACAGTAAAAGTTTTTTGGAATGCTCGTTTTCTGATGGCAATGGTTGATAATAAAGTGTTAGATTTTGTAGAACATAATTGGGGATTTATACCCGGAATTTTTGTCAAAAATATTTCTCATTCAACTCGTCCTTGGGGAATTTCTGACATTGAAGATATATTAGACCCTCAGGTTGAGTATAATGAGGCAGCTGCTGCTACCAGAGGAAAAATTAATCAGGTTGCTATTCCTCATATTTTCTATTCTGGTGAGTCAGCACCAATAGAATATGAAGCTGGTCAGGCACAAATGATTAAAATTGGTCCAGAGGATAGAATTTTTCCAGACCCAATGGGTCAGTCCACTGCTCCTTTTGAAAATTATCAAACGACAAGAAAACAGGACATTCATCATATTTCAATGATTTCAGAAATTTTTCACGGTTCTGCAATGACAGCAAAAGCAACTGGTAGAGCTTTATCAGTTTTAATGCAAGGAGTAAATAATAAAGTAAAAGGAAAACAGCAATATTGGAAGGTTGCTTTGAAAAAATTAAATGGTCATATCCTAAGGTTAATAGAACTTTATGTTCCTGATTCAAAACAAATTATTCAGGGTTATTATAAGACTGATATTTTCTTCCCATCAATTTTGATTCGTAATATTACTGAGGAAATTAACAAGTTTAATATGAAGCTTCAGTCTCAATATACTACAATGAAGAATCTTGGTATTCCTTCTCCAAAAGAAGAATTAAAGATTATGAAGCGAGAGTGGGACGATACAAGTTTGATGATAGAAATTTCAAGAAATCCAGCTTTTAGAATGCAAGTGCAACAAATGATGGCAGAGATGATGGCTGCTCGGGTTGGAGGTGGTCCAGCACAAGGGCCAATGTTGACTGAAGCAGAAGGCGGAGCTGGTAGAACTGCTGAAGAAGAATTACCGGCATCAGCACCAAAAGTGCCGCAACAGGCACCCATTAGTCAGGGTGGTGCGATTAGTCAAAGAGCATCTCGGGGAATATAGTTATGATTAAAAGAAATGGCAAAAGGATTTCAAAAAGGACATAAAATAAATTTAGGGAAGAAAAATGCTTTTAAGAATGCTAAAGTAGAAGTTGAGTGTGAAGGTTGTGGTAAAGAATTTGAAATTTATTTTTATCGGAAAGATATTGCGAAATTTTGTTCAAGAAAATGTTATCAAAAATCAAGAATAGGAAAAATGCCAAGTAATATAGAGCAATTAAAGAAAATGCCGAAATCTCCGAAAGCATATTCGTTTCCAAAAGGGAAAAATCACCCGAATTGGAAAGGGGGAAGTTCAAGATTTTACAAAGAAGGATATTATTCGGTAGAATATATTAAGTGGAGAAAGAAAGTGTTTGAAAGAGATAACTATGTTTGTCAGGGGTGTAGAGCAAACAAAGTTTATTTAACTGCTCATCATAAAAAGTCGTGGGTTAAATACCCGAAATTAAGGTTTATATTAAGTAATGGCCTTACGCTCTGCGAAGATTGTCATAAATTGACTGACAATTATAAAGGTAGAGCAAAAGGTAAATAACGGTGGCCGTTGAACGAAAAATAGACTTCATACTGGATTTAGAAGATGTAATCAAGGCGAGATTAAAAAATTTTGATTCTTCTCGCAAAAGGATTCAGCTTTCTAAAGAAATGGAATTTCAAAGCAGGGTAATTTCTGAAGCTCTTTCTTATGAAGACCAAATGAGTTATCGTAAGAATCAGATTGAAGAAGAAAAAATTAAGACATATCCTGATGCTGATTTTCTTTCTGAACTTAAAGGCGAACTTGGAACTTTGAAAAAATTAAATAGATTTGAAAAGTTAAGAAAAGAATATTTAGATTCTTATACCGAACTTAAACAAGGTAAAATTAGTAGTGACAGTTTTATTGATTTATTGGGAAGGAGATTAAGTGAGGAAACTGATTCTGAGATGAGAGCTGAAATTTCAGAGAATATTTCTAATGCAAAAATAGAAAAACATAAAGCAGATGTTAATGCTTTAAAAAATAAAATTACTTTGGCTGAAAAAGACGACAGTATATCTGTCATAGAAAAAGTTTTATCTGAAGTAAATGTTAAGAGAAATGAAGCTTTGTCTGTTGGTGATGAGGAAATGGTTTCATTTTTAGATATTAAAATACAGACTTTAAATTCTCAAAAAGTTAAATTAAATACTGAACAAAAGTTTCACGACTTTGATTTCAAGGTGATGAAAGACGGGGCAACAGCTATGGAGAAATTGGATTTACTTAGAGGTGCTATTGCTGACGCTGATACTACATCTGTTATTAATATTGATGGCCAAAATTGGGCATCAGAACAAGAATTTTGGACTCATCAGAGAGAGGCATATATTTCTGGTTCTGGTAGTGGTGAATTTAAAGACTTTTTATTAGAATTTTCAAAAGAAGTTAAAGATAAAACTTTAAGAACTTCAGCAATGAGTGATTTTGGTTATGTGCCATTATCTATGATTGCTGCCATTGACCAAGATTATAAAAACCTTGCTCAAAAAAGTGAGTTTGCAAGTTATTTAAATAATATAGAAAATTATCGCATTGGTTCTTTGGTAGATGCTATTGATAAAACTGCTAAAGCTATTATGGCTGATGCAGAATATTCTGGAGATTACGATAAAGGATTTGCTGGTCTTAAAAGTCTTCAAGAGAAGTTTGGTATTAATACTGCTGCTTATGTGAGTGATTTATATTATAGGCAAATATCTACTATTCCAGCTAAAGATGTTGCTCTTAGAACAACAGCCGAGGTTTTGGCTGAGCAAAGAGGAACTACTCCGGAAGAAGAATATGAAAAATTAATTACTCCTCCAATAGAACCAGAAGTGTTAGAACAAGTTGTTGAGGTTCCGCCATTAGAGGAAAAGAAAGCTCAATTAGAAAAAGAAGTTGCTGAGAAAAAGGAACAAATTAGAAAGGAGGGTGCAGTGCCTGTGACTGAGAAGGTTGAGGAACCTGTTGAGCCAGTTACACCAGTAGAACCAAAGCCAGAACCAAAGATTCATATTGTGAAAGCTGGTGAAACATTATCTGGCATTTCTCAACAATATCTACAAGATTGGTCAAGGTGGAAAGAGTTAAAGACTGAAAAGGGTGAGATATTTACAGAAGAAACTGCAAGGAAATTACAAATAGGAACTAAATTAATTATTCCACAATAATATGGCTAAAAAGATGTTCGGATTTACAAAATATCGTCCCACGAATACCATAATGAGTGAGACGAAAAAGATGGCTGACAATTATATCAAAACCAATACTGATGAATATGGGGAGGTTTCAAACCCCAATATTTATCTTGAAGCTATTAATTTACTGGCTCCATATTCAGACGATGTTGGTGTTGCTGGAAAAATTGCTGATTATCAGAATAAGGTTTTGAAATTGGAAACTAAAATTGAGAAAGCCAATAATGACTTGACTCTTTTTAATTATGATTTACAAAAAACAGCATTAGAGGCAACTAAGGATAATAAAGATAATCCTTCTCAATTAATTTTTAGATTAACCTCTATTTATCAATTAGCTTTAGAAGATTTTGGTGGATTGTTTGATAAAGCATTAGAAAATTTGCCAAAAGGATATGATGTGCCAGATGCACTTTTGAATTATAAAGAAGATTTAGATAATAGATTTAAAACTTTAGCTGATTTGTCTTACTCTTATATGCAGACTGACCCGACTACTAATCTTGCTGGTCCAGTAAATCCAGACGCTTATGGTGTTTTTATTAAAACTAATCCACAAAATGGGTCTATTGTGAATTTAGATATTCAAAGGGCAGATAGTCTTAGTGGTGTTCCAACTGGCTATACAAAAACTGATTCACGATATGGTAGATTGCCAATTTATTTAAATACTTATGATGCAAAGGGAGTAGAACAAGGCAATCTTGGTGGTATAACTTTTGATTATGATGAAAATGATAAAATTTTAAAACAAAGTGGAGAAGGAATATTAGCTGGAATAGGAACTTTTGTAGGAGAATCACTTGAGGCATTATTAGGTGAGGAGACCAGAGCTGGATTAAAACAAGAAAGACAGGAGTTTCCATTATCTGCTGTTCCATTTGATTTTTATAATTTACCACCTGAAAGTGTGTTAAAAGATGGAAAAGGAGATTATTATTTTTATGATAAGAGTTTTACTTTATGGAAAGCAAAAGATGCTGATACGCTAAAAAGGTATTTAGAGGAAATTGGTAGAAATCCATCAGATGTTGATGATAGGTTCTTTTTAGCTCACCCAGATTTTATATCCAAAAATTCTGGTTTTGATGAATCAGGAAAACCAAGAGTTATTGATGAATCATTCTTTTCTGGTGTTGGTGGAGCTGAAATGGGTGGAGTTAGTATGGTTTCAAGCCCACTTGCTCCTAAACCACAAGAGTTTCGTTATCCAGAGGCGACAATGACTGAAGCAAAACAAGGAGCAATAGATTCTGCTAAAACATCTTCGCCAGACTGGATTGCAAGGCGAGGTTATGATGTAGGAAGGGTTATTGAAAAAGGTAAAAAAATATTTAGAGGAATAACAGAATAAAATGGTAATTGAAACTGAAAAAAAATGGAAATTTCAAGAAGCCGCAGAACTTCCATTGCCATCAGTTGATAGAAATGAACCAGTATGGTATTTGAAGCAGCGAGAACAAGGGGGAATGCAGGTAATAAAAGAAAGTTTATTCAAATCAACTATTGGTTTTGGGGAAGATATTGCTGAGTGGTTTCCTGAAATAAGAGGTGCAAGAACTGATGTAGAAAAATTAAGAGCCCGTGGTGGTCCTTGGGTTGATTTAGCTAATGAGTTGGAAAAAGAAATCGGTTCTCGTCCTTCTACGAGTAAGATTGTTGGTGATGTTGCTGGAACTCTTTTATGGTTTGCTCCGGGTGCACAAATTAAAGCACTAAAAGGAGCTCCAGTTTTGTCAGCTTTTGTAAATGGCGGATTGACCGGCTTTGCATTTGGAACAAGTCAGGCATTATCAGAAAGTAAAAGTATAGAACAGTCTATTGCAAGAGGAGTAACTGGTGGGATTACTGGTGCTGTTTTAGGTGGTGTTACTTATGGTGCATTTAAAGCTGGTGGTAAGCTTTTTGGTTGGGCTAAGAGTAAAGTTTCAGAGAAAGTTAAACTTGGCAAACATAATCCTTTAGCTCGGGTTATGAATCGTCTTGAAGCTCTCGGTGATGAAGGGAAAGAAATTGTTAAAAAGTTTAAAGCAGCCAGTCAAGAAACAAGACTTAGAATGGGTAATTTGGCAGATGAAATGGGTGAAGTTGGTTTAATGGAAAAGCGAAGTTTAGTTCCTTTAAAAAAGAGACAACCTATAATGTCTGCTGAAATGGCTTGGAAAGCAGACGACAGTTTATTAGATGTTTTGACTGGCAAAGCAATGCCGAATGAAGGCAATAAAGCAGCTGCCGAACTTAGTAGAAGGGCATTAGATGATGTGGCTGAAAGTGCTTCTAATGCTGGATTATTGCCCGGTGGAAAAAGACAAAATTATTTTCCTCAGATAACTCCTCCTGCCAGCAAGATAGTATTGTCATCAAGTGAGAAGATTGCTTTATCTAAAACAAAGACTATTGCCGAAAAAGAAACAATTTATTTACAGACTGGAGTTAAAGAATCTTTAAGGAGAGATATTTTACAAAATGCTGTGTTTAAACAAAAAGCTTTTAGGACTGTTTCAGAGGCAGGTGAAGTTTTAGAGAGTTGGGCCCAGTATGTAAGAAGTGGAAAAAGGGCAATAAGTGAGGGAATAAGACCATTTTTAAATCATCTTGTTAAGAGTGGTCAAGCAAATAATTTAGCGGAAGCTGAAGCTAAAGCATTTCAACAATTTTTACAAAAGGATTTACCAAAATTACCGCAATATGGCCCATTAGAGCGTGCTCGTATTTTAAATTGGCCATTTTTTGACCCAGACCCTCGTAGAGTTTTACCATCATATTTTTTAGATGCTATTGCGAGAACAGAATCAGTTGCTCAATTTGGTGTTGGTGGTGAGGTTTTAAATGATTTAATTTCTAAAATTGGTAAATCTGAAGGATTAGAAACTTTACAGTTAGCTGATGATTTAGTAAGAACTGCTACTGGTCAGGTGAAAGGTAGTTCTTTTAAGACTCAAGTTTCATCTATATTAAGAACAACACAGACTCCAAAATTAAGCTTTGCAGCTATTTCTAACTTAGGGCAGAGTCTTAATACTTTATTGGGTTCAGATTTAGGTTCTTTGGCATATGGGTTGCAATCTGCTTTCACTGATAAGGGTGTTCAGAGAGCTTTAAGAAGTGGAGCAACTTTAAATAGTGTTATTAATCAACAATTATCGTATGTTGGTGGTTCTAACTTTGCCACTAATCTTTTAAAACATACTGGATTTACTTGGACAGAAATTTTTAACAGAACCGTATCAGCTAATGCTGGAATAAAATATGCTGAAAATACTTTTAATAGATTAAAAGATAGTCCTCAAAATGGTATTTTGATGGCACGATTAGAGGAATTGGGTATTTCTCCGGTTGTTGCATTACAAAGAGGAGCATTGGTTGAGAAAGAATTATTAATAGCTGCTAATATTTTTACCACTAAAACTCAATTCTTATCAGAACCATTGTATTTGCCTGCATTTGCTTCATCTCCTGAAGGTAAGGTTCTTTTTCAATTTAAGAATTATGCTTACAATCAAGCACTTTTTGTGAAGGACCATCTTTTTACCCAAATGGCACAAAAAAATGTAGCTGGAGTGGTGAGAACATTGGGTATTTTGGGATTAGTTTTTCCAATGACTGGAGAGGTTGTTTCAGATGTTCGTTCAATATTGACTGGTTCAAAAAGACCAACAAGAGCTTGGGATAGATATTGGAATAACATAGCAAATGCTGGAACATTTGGATTAGCTCTTGATTTATGGGAAAGTGCAGAATTTGGTCAATTATCTTCAGCTATAATGGGTCCAGCTTTTGGAACGGTTATGGATTTAGCGGAAGGATTGGTTCAGTCGGTAGAAAAAGGAGAACCAACAAAAGGATTTAAGAAATCTATGATAAATCAATTCGGGATTACAAGACCAATAAGTAATTATTTGTATCCTACCCGTAGAAAAAATATGGGTGATGTGTTTGATTTTTGGGACAATTTTTAATATGCTATACGCTTTTGATATACCAAAATCAATAAAAAAACAAAGTTGGGGTGGACGTAGGAAAAGAAGAAGTAAAAAGAGTAAGGCAAGGCAAAGAAAAAGAAATAGAAGAAAATAATTTTCTGTGTGCTGGGATTTTATGCGTGAGGCCTCAATTAATCTGCTTTTTCTCTGTTTTAGCAGATTCCCAGCACTTAGGAAATTATTTATATGCCTAATCAATATGTGAAAAAATGGGAAGACAAAGAAGAAAAAGTTCTTTATGACTATGAAAATGGGGGAGTATTTATAGATGATTTAAAGTTAAAATTACCAAACAGAAGTTATGATTCAATAAAAAGTAAGCTTAAAGCAATGGGTATTAGAAAGGGAAAGATAATAAGACCAGTTCGGTCAGAAATTATCAGACCCGACATTAATATCAAACCTCCTAAAAAGGGAAAGTTAATTTCTTTACAAGACTATCATATTCCTTTTCACGATAACAGAACAATAATACCTGTAAATGAGTTTTTATTTGATGAACAACCTGAAATAATTGCTATTGATGGAGATTTAATAGATTTTAATATAATATCAAAATTCACAAAAGTTCCTTTCAGCGATGAAAGCATAGAACAAAGTATGTCTATTGCTCATAATATTTTAAGTGATATTAGAGAGACTGTTCCTAAAGCCCAGATATTTTTTATAGAAGGAAACCACGAATTTAGATGGAGAATATACTTGTTAAAAAATGCACCAGCACTTTATGAATCTTATTATGATGATTTACCAAGACGACTTAATCTTGAAAAGTTAGACATTACTTATATTCCTTGTGAAGCTGGATTGAGCAAGTTTTCTCACAATTATATTAAAGTAGGAAAATATCATATAGGACACTTTGATATGGCTCGCAAACACGCTGGATATACTGCTAAAGGATTAAGAGAAGAAATGGGTGTAGATGTTATTCAAGCACATATTCACAGAACAGGAATATCTCCAAGAACCTATTTAGACGGCATTAGATTAGGAGCAGAAGTAGGTTGTATGTGTAAATTGAATCCTGCTTATATGAATAATCCTGATTGGCAACAAGGAATTGGAGTAATAGAATTTGACGGAGATGTTAGTAACTTTTATAATATAATAATAGACAATCACAAGTTTGTTTGGAAAGGAAAACTTTATAAATAGTTCTTTGTAAGTTGAATTGAGTTGAGTGCCACCCAAGAATGTGGATATAGGCATAGCATTAAGTCAGGGCTATACCCGAAGTATACAGGAGTGGAAGGTCTTTTAGAACGGTGTACCTGCAACCTGGATTTAATTCCAAGTCAATCTATAAAACACTCAATTCAGCTTATAGGGAATTATAGTTCATAGATAGTTAACACTTTTGTTAACTATTAAGCAAGATAGCTTTCTGGGTTGGAATACTAAGGGCGAAAGCCCCGTACTATACTCGGTATACCGTAAATCGTAGATTAGTATTCCTACTCAGCAAACTAATTTGCTGAACCTATGTAGTTTTGATTAACCTTGAACTTAAAAGTTTTTCAAATCTATGTAAAGCTCTTTGTAAAGGGAGAGGAAAAAACTGAGAAAAGAAAAGTTATCAAGACATCATCGTATCCCGAAGTCAAGAGACAGGGGAAAGAACACGGCACAACGAATTCCCTTAAAGTTTCACATAGCATTTCATTTATGCTTTGAGAATATGCTCTTGTCGGAGATACACGAATTTCTTGATATAGTTTACAACCAAGACAGATGGACGAGTAAACAACTTCAGGAACTTCGTAAGAATCTTATGGGGAGGGGAAAATGACCGAAGAAATTACAGAAGAAGAGTTCCAAACACAAATGCTGGAATCTATTGAGGAGTTTATAGAAAATCTTGCCAGAAATAAATTATACTTTAATACTTACTTAGACCTTAAAAACGCAGGACATCAATTTGTGTTTTACAAGAATGAAGATGGAACTATCTATTATGTTCTATTAACCCAGCCATTAGCTAACCACGAAGACGAAACAATGATGGTCGTTTAATTCTTCTCCCTCTTTTTTAAAAACATTTGACAAATCAATCATTTTCTGATATAGCTAAATAATATTATTAACAGCGGTGAGAACCGCCAAAATATATGGTTAAAGAAGCCACTACTCCTGCTCCGGAGAAAAAAGAGGAAACTACTGCCTCTAAGGAGCCAGAAGCAATTACTTCGGAAAAGCCCAAAGAAGCATCAGCCGCTTCGTCCGAGGTAAAGGACCCAAAAGTAGTAGAGCTGGAGGGTAAGGTTAAAACCCTTGAAACACAGCTTGGACAGCTAACAACATTGCAGTCTCAAGCAGACCGAAAGCGTAAAATAGCTGAAAGGGAAAGCAATAAGCTTGCAATCAAGCTTAAGAAGATTCAAAAAGGTGAGGTAGATATTGATGATGAAATTCCATCTGAAGATTCTTTAGAGGAGTCTCAACAGAAAGATGCTATCATCAGAATTCAGGGTCTTATTTTAAGAAATCCTGATTATCAGGAGGTTATTAAAAAAGACTCTACGTTGCGAGATGTGATTGCAAAAAATCCACTTGCTTTGCTTGAAGAATTCTTCAGTATTGAAGATGCCGCTGAACAGATTAAGGAGTTATTAGACGCTAAGGTTTCTTCTTTGTCGGCACAGCCGGCTCAACCAGAAGAAGAAAAGGGAAAGGAAACAGGTGCTGAAGTGGAATCCGGGGTTGTTCAACCAGCGGAAGGAAGTGAGGAATCTACATCAAAGGAAGCAAAGACAGTTGTTCCTATGGATAATGTAGAGAAATCAATTTCTGAGAAGATTAATATTACCTAATTGGTCGCTCCTTCTCTTATACTAAATTATTAATTTTTAGCTATCCTCCATAGCTTATTTAACATATGAGTCTTAGTGCTGGAACTGGTTTAGTTGCATATAATATTGCAGCTGCGGTTAAAAAGCTTGACCTTTCCGAAGAATTAGCTGAGATTATCAGAACTGATAACACTGCTTTTTTGCAGAGAATGGGTGTTGGCGGACTTGTAGCAAGTCAGCTAAAACACGCTTGGGTAGAGGACGCATTGAATCCTAATACAGCTAACGCTGTTGATAGTGCTGCTGGAACATTAGGAGCAAGCGATGCTGATACTGCTTTAGATGTAGTTGCTGACCAAGGAACAGAAAGATTTAAGATTGGAACTTTGATTAAGGACAATACTGCTGGAAAAACTGAGGTAATGAGAGTTACCGATGTTTCTAATGATACTTTGACCCTTGAAAGAGGACACGGTTCTACTGACGCTGAAGCCCACGCTCAGAACTTTCCAATAATGATTATTTCTCACACCAAGCAAGAAGCTTGGAAGCCAACTCAGGAAGATTGGTCTCTGGAAAGAACTGGTCCTTACAACTACCGAAGTATTTTAGGTTTAGGTATTGCTATTAGCCGTAGCAGACAATTAGTTGACCACGCAGCCATTAAGTCCGAATTCGCCCATCAAGCCGCTTATCGTCTAAAAGAGATAATGAGACAGCTTGATAGTTCTGTTATTAACTCTGTTCGTTCAGCCACAGAAGGTGGCTCCGGTGAATATCCATCAATGGGTGGATTAATTGAATTTGTTTCACAGGCAACTGGGAACACAAGTTCAACTTCCGAAGCTCTTTCTCCTTCTGTTATGAACGCAATGATTAAGCAGATTTGGGACGATGGTGGAATGGTTGCCGGTGGTAGATTATTTGCTTTAGTGGGTGGTGTTCAGAAAAGGAAAATTTCAACATTTGACCAAGCTTACCGAAGAATGGATTTTGATTCCAAGTCTGCTGGTTATGTAGTTGAGAGATTTCTTTCTGACTTAGGATTTGAGGTAGAGATTATCGTTGACCCTTGGGTTCCTGACGACACTATTGTAATTGGAGACCTTAACCGAGTTAAGGTTGGACCGTTACAAGGTGACGCTATTGGACTTGAAGATATTGCCAAAACCGGAAGGTTAATTGAGGCAATGGTCTCCGGTGCCTATACCGCAGAATTCCGCAACGCCCTTGAAGCTTTTGCAATTCATACCGCTTTAACAAGCTAAGTTTTACTTAGTAATTAATAGGTTTGGGGTTTCCTTGTTTCCTTGGCTAAAAACCCTTCCTCCAATCTTATGAAAAAAGTATATATTGCGATTTTAACAAGTGGTAATATTAGGTTTGAAACAGCCAGATGGCTTATTAACCGGTTGCAAGAAGGAAAATATGATATTTCTGTTCAGCATTTCTTTTCTACTCCTGTTCAAAGCAATAGAAACCAAATTGTAAGATATTTTTTAAATACAGATTTTGATTATTTAGTAATGTTAGACCACGATATTGTTCCGAACAAAAGACTTCTTGATTTAATTGAAGAAGATAAAGAAATCATTAGTGGATTGTATTGTGGTTGGAACAGAGGTAGTCTTTGTCCTTTTGCTTTTGTGACAACAGAAAAAGGGAAATATCAGGATAAAGGCGATAAACCATTTGATATAGCAGATGGAAAGGGCATAATAGAAGTAGATAGAATAGGTGCTGGTGCTTTAATTATTAAAAGAGAAGTATTAGAAAAACTTAAAACTCCGTTTGCTGTTATTTATGACGAAGGTGGAATTGCACAGGTTGGTGAAGACTTTGAATTTTGTAGAAGGGCACAAGAGGCAGGATATAAAATATGGGTAGATATGGATTGCCTTTGTAATCATCTGAAAACAGTTGATTTGGCAGAAATTTATAATTTTGTATATAAAATAAAAAAAGACGGAACTTCTGAGGTCGGAGGAGTTTCATAAATTATTAATTTAATTATTCTGAAATAAAATGAGTTTAGTAAAATCTTGGGAGGTAATGCCTCATTTAGAACCCGATGTCAATAATGGTATTGAGTATCTAAAACAAATTCAGTTAGAAGAAAGAGCAACTGACCCTGATGATGCTGATTTAGTTGATGGTCGTATTTATCATCAAACTGGCGTTGGATTAAGGATATATGAAGCAGGTGCTTTTTCTACTCTTGGTGCTGCTGGTGCTTCTGCTACAACTTTTGTTGGTTTGACTGATACTCCAGCTAACTTTACTGCTGCTGCTAATAAGATAGTTAAGGTTAATACTGGTGGAACAGCATTAGAATTTGTTACCTTAAGTGGTGATATTACTATTGGTGCGACTGGAATAGCTGCTATTGCTTCTGGAGTAATTGTCAATGATGATGTTAAATCAGATGCTGCTATTGCTTACTCTAAATTGAATCTTACCGATGCAGTTGTGAGTGGTGATTTAGCAGGAAGTATTGCTGTTGGTAAAATTGCTCTTACTACTGGTAGTATAATTCTTGGAACTGCAAGTGTTGGAGCTGCTTTAGATGCCAAAACTGATGGGTATATTCTTATTGGTAATGGCTCAACTCTTACGTCTGTTGCTGTTAGTGGAGATATTGCCATAACAAATCTTGGAGCTGTTACGGTTGATGGATTAACTTTTGGCTCTGATGCCAGAGGTGATATTGCTATTCGTGGTGCAAGTGCTTGGGGTAGAGTTTCTGCTAAAGGTGCTGGTTATATTCTTATCGGTGACGATACAGATTTGAATTCCGTAGAATTAACTGGTGATGTATCTATTTCTACTGCTGGAGTTTCTACAGTAACAGATTTAAGTATTGCAAGTGAAGCTGATGGTGATATTCTTTATCGTTCTGGTGGTGCTTGGGTAAGATTAGCAAAAGGAACAAGTAATCAATATCTTGAAGGTGGAAGTTCTCCTTCTTGGTCATTGCCTGCTTTAGCTGTTGCTGGTGCTATTGCTGATGGTGCTGAATTAGTAGATGCTGGTGCAAATGACGCAACAATCGCATTCACTACGCAGGGAACTGCTGGTGCATCTGTGATTGTTCCTAACTTTGGTGGTGCAACTGCTAATACATTTGCATTCATTAACTTTGCACAGACTTGGACTGCTGCTCAAACTGTTGAGTATGGATTGTTATATCTTGGTGATAGTGATGATGTCCAAACTCTTCAAATTCTTGTAAATGAGAATTTGACTGGAGATAAGACTTTAACCTATACACCTAATGATGGAGATAGAATTATTGACCTTTCTGGTAATATAAGTTTTAGTGCTGATATAGCTACAACTGGAGCTGGAACGCTTACAATAGCTTGTGGTGCTGCTAATAGAGCTGTTACTTTAGCTGGTGATGTTACTCTTTCTGGTGCTTTAATCACTGCTGGAGATGATTCTCTTACCTTTACGACCACTAATACTACTGATGTAACTTTACCTACAACTGGAACTCTTGCTACTTTGGCTGGAGCTGAGGCCTTTACAAATAAGACCTTAACCCTTCCTAAAATTGCTACTGGTGGAAAGATTGTTGATGCTAATGGAGCTGAATGGATTGAATTTCTTGAAGATGCTACTCCTGTTGACCACTTGTTAATTACGCAAGGTGATGCAGGTGTAGGTTTAACCTTAACCGCAACTTCAAGCACAGATAATTCTGGTGGTTTATTGTTAGATGCAAAAGGAACTGGTGATATTGAAATTCTTGATGGTTCAGAGTTGACCTTTAGAAGAGCATCGTTTAATGCTTTGATTGTAGTCGCTGACCAATCTACTGAAGCTCACACTTTCAACATTCCTGATATTGCTACTGGTGCTTCTGATACATTTGCTTTCTTGGCTGAAGCTCAGACCTTGACAAATAAGACTATTGATGTTGATGCTAATACTGTTACCAACATTAATGCTGATGAATTAGACCCAGTTGGTAATGCTA